AATGATCTCGTCGGTTGTTAATTCCATGATGTTTCCCTCATCTTTTCTATTGGTGTTTGTGGACTGTACCGCATCCACGCTTCCATCTTGCGACAAGCGTGTGTCGTGACCGGCAGATGAATGCCTGTAAGGATTTCTGCCCTTTGACGCATCCCCATCCCCAAGGCCCAACGCGCCAAACTTTTGTGCCGTCTGGGTTGATGTGGCTTTTGAATGCGATTGCGTCTGCGACCTTGACCTGTTGCGCGGGGGTCTTACCTTTTGCGCTCGAGGAGTCTGACCATGTCTTCCAGGTGCCTCGGTAAATGCCAAGACCGCCCGTGTATGAGCGCGTTGAATGTTTCCAGTTTCCGCCAGTTTCACAACGCGCAAGGCCGTCGTAGTAAGCGTCTGGCAGGACGCCGTTGTATTTGCTAAAGGTGTCGCGCTGTGCAGCTGCGAACGCCGGAGCAGGAATGGATATTGCGGTGATGAGGGCGATTGCCATGATTCTCTTAATCAACCTTTTCAACTTCTGTAATCGAAGTAAACGTCATCCAGGGAGCGCGCCTTGTGGCGACTGTGACTTTGACGATCTCTTCTGTTGCCGGATCCGTGAAGATCTGGACGAGGGTTAGTTTGTCCTTAGACCATAACGGGTAGTAGCCCCACGTTGAAAGCATCACCGGTTAGCCATCATTTTGAGCCAAAGCCAGCAGGACACCCATCCCATTATGAAACTGTAAATAAATTTTGTATCGGTCATTGCGTTTCCCTTCGCTCGACGTGTCCAGATGTTGTAACACAGAGAAGCGTCGGGGTGGCGGATTCGACCTCGGAACCAATGAGGGAAACACAGTTGATCCCGAGGTCTAGCGCGAAGAGGGTGATTTCTTCGGGCGATTTATGGTTTGGGCAATGCCCGCCATGCGGTCTCAAATGCCTCTGCGGTCATCTTGTTTGACACTTCAAAATGCAGCCAATTCGGGTTGCCTTCATACGAACCTGCGTTGTCATCTGCGGTGTAGATCTTGACGCCTGTCTTGCCTTCGCCCCTGGAGCATCGGTAACCAGCACCGTATGAGCCGTATGCGTACCAATGCAGTTCGCACAGTCCGAGGGCTTTTGAGTTGGCAAGGAACCAGTCCCACATTTCGCGCGCTTGCGCTTCGTCTTTGTATTGGATGTCGGCTGCGTATCCGGTGGCATGAACGGAAAGACCAGCATTGTTTCTCATTGGGCGGTTGGCATATGTGCCGAGGGACTTGGTTCCCCAACGTGCTTTGCAAAGTTCAACAAGTTTCGCCGTGATTGGTTGTGTGCCTTTGCCGTCCCACGATGGGTAATACGGATAGACGCGGTTGGTCATTTTTCTTCCTTATCGTTTTGGTGACCTTTAAGTCCGTTGGACGCAAGAAGGCCAGCAAGAACACCGGACATCGTCAAAGTCAATGGGCTGAGGATTTTCCATGCTTCAGCATCGTTCGGTGCCTGCTCGAGAGGCTGAGTCACAAAGAGAAGACCGTACAGAAGAACAAAGACGGTGCCGACAAATGCAATGGAGATTGCCAGTCCGACAAGCAAAATGAGTCGTCCTTTAATTTCTTCATTGGAGAGTCTTGGTCTGATTTTCATTGGCAACGTCCGTCTACTGCGATTGTGGTGGTGGTTGGGATTGTGAACTCGGTTGTCCGAGTCATGATTTGATTTTTTGTGTGTGGGCAGTTGATGCGTTCACGATCTGCGCAAGCAGTTAGCGACACCAAAAAGACCAATAGAATCAGGCTTTTTCGCATGGTCACGAGTTGCGGTAGCCGTAGATACGGACGTTCCCAATGAGGGTTCCGCCACCTGCGCTGGCGATACGAATGCCATCAAATGAGTTGGTACTATCTACGCCTCCAGCGCCGTTGTATGCGGTGAAGAATGGAGTGACCGAATAGTACGACGCGCCTCCACCGTTGTAGAAAGTTCTGCCGGTGCCGAATGGGTTCATGAAGTCAAATGAGACACTCATTGATCCGTTGGCTGTGCTTTGGAAGTTGTAGCCCAAATAGCCTGCGGTGCCTGCTGCAACTTTGTCGACTGAAACTGTCGTTGAAGTCGAGTTTGTTGACATGAGGGCCGAATGGTAAAGCGCGCTTGTGAATGGTGTTGTGGTGTTCAACATTTGAAAAGTGAGAAACCCTGCGCCGACGTCAATTTTTGAAAATTCAATGCGGTAGTTCTCAAAAGATGAGGTAAAGCATCCAGCAAAGTTTGTTGCCGTTGATGACAAGGCTCCACCAGTGATGTATGTCAAGCCGATATTGGTTTGCAATGTGGTCATCTGGGATGCCGTAAGGATTTGCCCCGATGTGAAGGTCTGGTCTGCCATGTTGTGTCTCCTTTAGAAACTGAGAAGGTTGTTGTCGAGCGTTCCGAAGATTGCGTCGTTAAGGGTGAGGTATTGGTTGCCGTCCGTACTCTCGAAAGTGTACGAAACAATGTGAGACCCTGGAACGATTCGGTGTTCAATTCCTGAAGTGATCAGGGTCTGCGATTCTGATGCGGGTGTGCCGGTGGAGTAATCCTTTTGGACTGTCACGATTGACGTCAGGTCAATGGCAAAGATGGTTAACCATTGCGCGGAGGTAAGAGCTGCAAGTTGACAAGAGACTCCTGTGAAGCGAAGAACGGGGTTGCGGTACTTCCCCAAAAGGTATGAACCGAGAGATGCAACTTCTGTTGTTGTTGAATTGAGCAAGTTCAAAAGGTTGTAGTTCTGCGTTTGATACAGGGCAATTGAAGCGGAGTCTGATGATGTTTGCGAGGCTCCTGCGGGCGATTGGGTCACGATGTAGTTATAGAGCAACTCTGATCCGTACTGGTTGACGAGGGTCATGTATGGAATGCCGCTGCCGTCTGTTGTGAATGACGCGCCCGAGACGGGGTTAAGAACGCTTGACCTTCCCTTAAAGGTGAGACTTCCGTCGGCTGCGGTGTAGAGGAACCCTTGTTCGGAGGTGTTGACCTGCTGAAGATAGTTGAGGACGTTGGTGTCTTGAGTGACGGCGTAATCGCCCAAAGTAGATGACCCTGTACCAATCGACCTTGTGCCCTGGTAATTGATTTCTGGGCGGTCTAGAACGGTGTTGACTCGAACTCCAGATGTTTCTGTGGACGGGGTGAAAGCGTTGAGTTGTTGGTTGGCGAGAGTTCCGAAGGCGTCAACGCATCGAGCAAACATTCTGCCTTGGTTGGCGTTTTGGTAATCCAAGTCCCAATCCTCAACGAAGCCCGTGTAAATGGGGGTGCCGTTGGCGTAAATGATGATTGGGGAACGAGGCAACACATACGGGTAATAAATGCTTGAGGTGTTCAACGGGTCAAGAATGCGTGAGTTGTTGTTGAAGACGACCTGTGCGGTTCCTGCGTTAAATTGATCTAGTTGGCGGTTGCGTCCGCGCTTGATGTTGATTGACAGGACAAGTGACGTCAGGTCGGCGTATGTGGTGCCTCCAAGGGTTCCGCGTCCTGCGGTGTCAAGAACGCCATAGTAAGCATCGTCAAGTTGGAAAGGTGTACCGAACCCTGTGGTTGTCTGAAAACCGACAAGGACTTGGTATGTGGGGACGGTCATTAGAAAGTGACCGCCGGTGCGAAGACCACTCCTGAGTTGCGCTGCGCTGCAAGGATGGCGTCGATGATGTCTTGACCAACTGTGGCGGGTGACGAGACAAGTCCTGCGTCAAGGTTGATGATGATGTCATTGAATGGCCCGATGCCACCAAGTCCTGCCTGGGCGAATCCACCTGAAGTGTCACCTTCGGACTTGTATGGGGTCATTGGGGGCTCTGCGGGGCTCTTAGAGGCCTTTCCAGGGGATGGAGAGGTATCGGTCAGACCTGTGAATGGCGCAACGAATGCAGCGGTAGCGGTAGAGCCTGACGCGCTCCCTCCACCTTCGCCCATGTGACCAAGGGAGATTGCGCTGATGTATGGAATGTCTTTAAACGGGGAGAGAAGGTTGATGCCTCGAATGATGATGTTGGACGCTTTGACCCATGCGTTACCCATGAATTCAAAGTAATCAGAGATGCCGTTGACGAGGGTTTTGACTCCGTCGCGGAACCATGAAAAGCGGGAGTACAAGAGAATGATTCCAGCGATGATTGCTGTGAAGACAACAAGTCCAGAAGCGACTTGGAGTGCGGTGAATGATGTCGCCAGGAGTGCGTTGGCAACTACTGCAATTTTGGTTGCTGCGGTGTACGTCACAATTGCTCCTGCAATGGCGGTGACTGCAGCTGCAATCGCCAAAAACACGCCTGGGTG